AGTAGCCGGCGCTGTTATAGCTGAGGTCGCAGGTCATAGTTTAACGAGTTTTAGTGGTCCGTCAGCTTTAGATAACGTACAAACGGAGAGTCTTTGATATGGCAGTTCCATTAATGCGATCTTATACGACAGCCGTTGTCGGCGCAATTAACACATTTGCGCTAGCGACTGACGATATTACCGGACTTTCGGTCCAACAGTTAAACCGATCTAACGTAATTTTAGACGAAACGACGGCAAGTGTTCCGGTCGTCGGAGATCAATATCAGGACCGACTTTTAATTAACGGCTTAGAGGCTGGTGTAACTTTCTTTAGTGCAACTAGTGATCCGGCTAGCGCTGGTCGGGTAGTTCCTGGACCAATTCCTATTGCCGTAGCTGGTCAAGCTGGAGGTAAGCAACTGGCTTACAACTGTTCACAAACAGCCGGCGTAAATGCTCAATATTCATTTTTGATAAAATACGCTAATTTGTTTTAGGTGAAAAAATGCCTGCTGTTATTCAGGGTTTTTTAGTTAACCAATTACCAAAAGATCCAACGGCTCAAAGTTTTCCAGCCGTTGATAATATTCCGGCTGGAGTTACTCGAATGATTCATTATCCTGATCAATACAAAGGCGTAGCCATTTCAGTTTCAATTTTTAATCAAGATGGTACTAACCCTTGCACATTTAGAATAAATGGTACATCATCACCAGGAGTTACATTATCCTCAGGAGGTCAGTTTAACATAAATGATCAAAATGTAGTTAGCGTACAAATTACGACGACGGCTGTTACTGGCTCATGTGACATTGTTGCGCAAATATCTCCAACATATCTTGACACAGAATCTCAAAGATTTAGACGGGATCGAGGTTAACTAATTGGGTTTTTCGGGAGGAGGATCATCTCAAACTAAGCCACATACACACGACTCATTAATTGTAAATGACGGAGGCTCATTAAATTTTGACAATGTTACTCAAGCCAGTTTAACGGCTGGTGACATAACATATAGTGACGGAGTACATTTACAGCGCTTAGCAATAGGAGGACCTGGTGAACAATTAGTAGTAAACGGCGCTGGTACTTTGCCTGAATGGTCGGCAAGTAGTGATCCTCATAATTCCGGCATGGTCATCACATACGCCGGAACTAATGCAAGTATACCGGCTGGCTGGCTTTTGTGTGACGGCTCAAGTGTTGCAACGGCAACTTATCCTGATTTATTCACAGCTTTAGGTTATGCGTATGGAGGCGCTGGCGCAAATTTTAATTTGCCTGATATGGTTGGATTTTTTGCTAAAGGATCAGCGACTCAAACAGCAACAACGGGAGGCGCTAATTCTAAAACTTTGTCCGTTGCTGAGATCCCGAGTCATACACATTCAGCAAGCGTAACTGATCCAGGTCATTCACACGGCGCTGGAACAACATCAGTCGGAGGGATCTATTTTGCTCGCTGGGGGCAGAATCCAACAACGGACACAGAAAGCGCAACAACGGGAATTAGTGTCACCAATGCGAATACGGGAGGAGGAGGATCGTTTGACAATCAACCAACCTTTTTAGAAATGCAATATATCATCAAGACATGATAAAAAAATATTGGATAAAATTTCAAATCATATTGTTAAGAATAGTATGTATCTTTCTAAAATTGGTCCAGGACAGAAAGCTTAAGGATCATTAGTTCCTGGTATTGTTGGTACACTTACCGAGCATATGGAGAATAATACGGTAAAGCATTGGAGGTGTGAAGGCTTGTGTAAAATCTTCATATGCTTTTGTGTATAATGCATTAATTTTCATTTGGCAGGGCCCTGCCTTTTTAATTTCTCCTGGTTAGGCGCTGGCTTGATCCAGCGCTTTAGTGTTTTTTGATCATAAGCATGAGTCCTTAAAATTATACTTCTTACCCTTCCTAATTGTTTTGAGACAGGCAAGCCTTTTTGAGACATAGAGTCTAATTCCCTTTCTAAAGCCCATAACTCACCTGGAACAGTTAGACAATGTTTCCATTTTTGCTTACCTCGTAATTTAGCCATTTATCTCCATATGTATTTCTCACCATGACACGCCGGACAATCTGTCGTTGTATTGTAAATAGGATCTAACTTACTAGAGTTAGTTTGCAAGTCGACGGTCCTAACTATGCCATGAGGCACGCCGGTTATAGTATCAGCGCACACATCACAGGGTATTAGACGTTTCAGGGCTGGGAGTTCCAGGCTCGGCTTTTTTATTATTGGCTTGAATGGTTTCAATTATATCGTCTTTCTTTTCGGCTATTGCTTGATTAATCTTAGGGAGATAAGGATCTAAAAATTTTTTGTATTTACCTAAGCCTAATTTTTGTAATAAAACGCTGGCAATATCTCCTGATTCCATATCACTTTCTGTTATGTTAGGACCGGCTTTAAGACGGTTATTAGATCCTTTCAAGCGTAAAATTTCCTTTCTATATTCTAAAGCCTCCTGTTTTTTTGACTCGGCTAAATATTTGAGGTCCTGTTGTATGTCTTTGATATATGCTCGGGAATGTTTGTTAATTCCAGTCCTATTCCTAGTAATAAAAATCCCAGAAATACCAATACTAAGACAGGAAATGAGAATGATCGAGGCAGTAAGCAGTTCCAAATCAATAATAATTCTCGTTTTACTAGCATTTTAATGTTAATTACCCTTGATATTACCTCAATATTTGCCGAAAAAACCTCCAAATTTTTCTTTCTTTGCCGACTTTCTTTCTTTTGTTAGAAAATATTACTTTATTTATTTAAATATATATTTTGTATTAGTATAGTGATAGTAAATGGACACGAAATTAAGGTCATTCCAGGTCGAAAATATGGCAAAGTATGATAAATTTGGAGAAATTCAACGAGGTCGTAATAAAAAAATAGGTCAAAGACTTAACGAATTAATAGAAAAAGAAGTAAAAGAGGCAGATCCTCAGTTTAAAGAATTGACAGCAATACGGTCCAAAGACTCACCGGATATTATTATTCCTAATCCTTTTGTTATGGACCAGTTCCACAGTTTGCCTAAATGGGAGGAATATTTGAGGACTTTAACCAAAAAGGAACATTCTGAACTCTATTTACGACTAATCGCATTAAAATCAATTACACGAGACTTTGAGGATTTTAGACTAGAGTAGAAATGAAGGGGTTAGAGTTATCTGATATTCATAAGGTCCTGCAATTCCCGAGAATAAATGACGATAACGCCTGATCTAAATCTTTGTAAAAGAGAAAGAAAGTCGCCAAAGAAAGAGAAAAGAACTTAATTACTATCAATGAAGTAAATAAAATATGGTTATAGGTCGCCTGGCAGGGTACTTAGGGATCGCTTTTGTCGGCGCATGGTTACTCAATACTCTAGTTAGACCGGCTGAGGCATTAGGCTCAGCCTCAGCACTCGTAGAGACAGGCTCAGGTATTGCCAGTATAGGTGAAGGAATAGGATCTAGTTTACGGTCCATAGGATCAGGATCAGCAAAATTACTAGATCCTCTTTTCTCTTTGAGAGATTTATTATATGATTCTAGAGTTCCTGGATCTGCTAATATTTCTGCAACGGCTCAAAATTCAGGATCATTAAATCGTACCAGTTCGTCAAGTCCGAGTTCGTCAACTATTACCTGGTCCTCCGGTACGACGGCTACTGTTCCGAGCTTAAGTCCACAGGCTCGGGCTTACTATTCGGCTTTAGGTGTTAAAACCACATGAAAAAACGTAGAAGTGCAAAACAGCGAGCAAATGACAAACGTTTAGGAAAAATGGCAAAAAAACGGGCGCAAAAACCTAAAAGACGTAAACCTAGAAAAATGACAACCAGGAAAAGAAGGACCACGAGAGCCGGAGACTTAACATTAAAACGTAAAAGAGCTTATCCTAAATCAAGAAAAGATAAGGATTTCGACTGGTAAATCCTTAATAACCCGATTTAGTGACTAAAAATATGGCTTTTAAATTAAAAACAGGTAAAACTATCAATAAACTTCTTGCCGGCGCTGGTATTGTCGGTTTAGGCTCATTGGTCCTTAATGCCGTCTCACCTGGCTTAATGGGAGGCACATTAGGAAAAATAATCTTACCAGCCGTTAGTTATGGAGTCGGAGGCTTAGAGTCAGTAGCCGGCGCTGTTATAGCTGAGGTCGCAGGTCATAGTTTAACGAGTTTTAGTGGTCCGTCAGCTTTAGATAACGTACAAACGGAGAGTCTTTGATATGGCAGTTCCATTAATGCGATCTTATACGACAGCCGTTGTCGGCG